CCTTTCATGTTTCTTTTTCTCCTTTCGGTGATAGGTGGAAATCGGCTCTGTAAGTTCTTTCAAATACTGTACCGAATCTTATGAGGAAGGCTGTTAAATCAAAGCGAGAGTGCAGTTTATCTATAGAGATAGTTTAACGGATGTTGGATTATCTATAAGAAAAATTTAGAGAGGAGGCAGTAGGTATGCCAAGAGGCAAAGCTGCAAGCTCTTCCGAATCGCAGAGCCCATTGAGACCGCCGGTTTCGCTTGAAGCGCAAGAGAATCTTATGATTTCTCTGGCTGTCCAATGCGCTGAAAAGCAGCTCAGAGACGGAACTGCTTCTTCTCAGGTTATAACGCATTATCTAAAACTCGGTTCTAGTAAGGAACGAATAGAAAAAGAAATTTTGGAGAAGCAGAAAGAGCTTATTGAAGCAAAAACAAAAAATATTATCTCTAATAGTGAAGCAAAAGAACTTTATGCCAATGCGCTTGCTGCTTTCAGAAGGTATTCCGGTGCAGGGGGTGATGATGAAGAGGATGAATAGGACTTATTCGGAACTTATCACTTTCCCGACTTTTGAAGAACGCTTTTTGTATCTGAAGCTTGACGGCGTAATTGGCAAAGAGACTTTTGGATTCAACCGTTGGCTCAATCAGGAATTATATCATTCCGATAAGTGGCTTCGTTTTAGAGATGAAGTCATCATTCGTGATTGCGGATGCGATTTAGGTGTTCCGGGATATGAGATTTATGGTTCGGTCTTAATTCACCATCTGAATCCGATCACTTATGAAGACATCCTGTATCAAAATCCTTGCGTGTTTGATTTGGAGAATGCGATCACAACAAAATTGAAAACACACAACGCTATTCACTATGGAGATGAAAGTCTTTTGATGCTCACGCCAGTTGAACGAAAATTAAATGATACCTGTCCCTGGCGAAAATGATGAAAGGAGTATTTTCAAATGTCTAATGATAAGTATGAGGAAGTCGTGCTGGATGTTGATTCCAATGATCCAATCCATTCCGTTGAGGACATCGAAGCGGAAACGGAAGAGGTCGAGATGTTCGGTGTTGTTACGGATTGCTTGAAGCTAAACATTCGTGAGAATTCCGGTATCGTAACAGTTGTGACCTGTCTAACTGAACTTAAAATCGATCCGACCATGTCCACTGGTGATTGGTATGCTGTTTGCACTGCTTCCGGTATTGAGGGTTTCTGCATGAAGAAATTTGTTGCCGTCAGGCAGTAAGGAGGAAACAATTTGGACAGTGTACTGACATCAATTAAAAAGCTGCTCGGAATTGCCGAAGAGTATGAGCACTTCGATTCGGATATAGTGATGTACATAAATTCGGCTTTCTCGGTTCTTACACAGCTTGGTGTCGGTCCCGAAGAAGGTTTTCGTATCGAAGACGCAAGTACTACCTGGTCAGAATTCCTGTACGATGATCCTCGTCTTGAATTCGTAAAAACATATATTCATCTCAAGGTAAAACTTGGCTTTGACCCGCCGCTTAGTTCCGCAGCCATTGAAGCAATCAATAGGCAGATTAGCGAACTTGAATGGCGAATCAATGTAACAGCCGAAACCGATTGATGAAAGAGAGGAGGATTTCAAAATGGATTATAGTGAGCTTTCCCATCATGGCATTAAGGGAATGCGTTGGGGCGTTCGAAGATACCAGAATAAAGACGGTACCCGAACTGCCGCCGGAAAAAGGCGAGAACGGGCGTCGCAGTCAGAAAGCTCTGCTCATGAGGACTATAAAAAAGCCCATAGCGGAAAAAGTGTTAAGGATATGAGCGATGCCGAACTGCGTTCTAAATTAAACCGCCTTCAGATGGAAAAACAATACAATCAACTTTCCGGTAAAGATACCAAACGCGGCAAAGAGTTTGTTGATAAGACCATTAAAGCTGCTGGTACTGTCGCTACCGTTACTACAACTGCTCTCACCATTTACAACAACTACGATAAGATTAAAAAAATCATTGGCAGTATGGCCAATAAGGGTTAAGGAGAATCGATATGGCATTATCTAACACTGCCGTCCCCAAATATTACGGCATGTTTCGTGATGCCGTAATTCGAGGAGAGATTCCGGTATGCAAGGAAATTTCGATGGAGATGAACCGCATCGACGATCTGATTGCTAATCCCGGCGTTTACTATGACGACCAGGCGGTTGAAGGATGGATTGCTTATTGTGAATCGGAATTGACTTTGACCGATGGTTCAGATCTTAAACTCCTTGACAGCTTCAAGTTGTGGGGCGAGCAAATCTTTGGATGGTATTATTTTGTGGAGCGCAGCGTTTACCGTCCGAATCCTGACGGACACGGCGGTCACTATGTGAGAAAAACGGTAAAGAAACGGCTTATTAATAAGCAGTATCTTATCGTTGCTCGAGGTGCAGCCAAATCCATGTATGGTTCAACACTTCAGGGCTACTTCCTGAATGTCGATACTTCAACAACGCATCAAATTACTACCGCTCCAACAATGAAGCAGGCCGAAGAGGTTATGTCTCCGCTTCGAACTGCTATTACAAGATCACGAGGCCCTCTGTTTCAATTTCTAACAGAGGGTTCTTTGCAGAATACAACCGGATCGAAAGCAAATCGGACAAAGCTGGCGTCTACGAAAAAGGGCGTTGAAAATTTCTTAACCGGTTCCTTGTTGGAAATCAGACCTATGAGTATTAATAAACTTCAAGGTTTACAGATTAAGGTTGCGACCGTAGACGAATGGCTTTCCGGCGACATCCGAGAGGATGTTATCGGCGCTATTGAACAGGGTGCATCTAAGGTAAACGACTACATCATTGTTGCGATCAGCTCTGAGGGTACTGTTCGTAATGGAAGCGGCGATACAATCAAAATGGAGTTGATGGACATACTTAAGGGAGATTACATCAATCCCCATGTATCCATTTGGTGGTATAAGCTGGATTCCATTGACGAAGTTAGTGATCCGGAAATGTGGCTCAAGGCAAACCCGAATCTTGGGAAGACAGTAAGTTATGAAACCTACCAATTGGATGTAGAAAGAGCAGAAAAAGCTCCTGCTGCAAGAAATGACATTCTTGCTAAACGATTTGGTCTTCCTATGGAGGGTTATACTTATTATTTTACTTACGAGGAAACGCTGCCGCATCGCAAACGTGATTTCTGGCAGATGCCTTGTTCTCTTGGCGCAGATTTGTCGCAGGGCGACGACTTCTGTGCCTTTACTTTTTTGTTTCCATTATCGAATGGCGCATTTGGCGTTAAAACACGAAATTACATAACTTCTACAACTTTAATGAAGCTTCCTTCCGCTATGCGAATCAAGTACGAGCAATTCATGGCTGAGGGAAGTTTGATTGTTTTAGAGGGAACGGTACTCGATATTATGGAGGTCTATGAAGATTTGGACAATCATATTTCCGAGTGCGGCTATGATGTTCGCTGTCTTGGATTTGACCCGTATAACGCCAAAGAATTTGTAGCCAGATGGGAACAGGAAAACGGTCCTTTCGGAATTGAAAAGGTTATTCAGGGAGCAAAGACAGAATCGGTTCCGTTGGGTGAACTGAAGAAGCTGTCCGAGGAAAGAATGCTTATTTTCGACGAGGACCTTATGACTTTCGCAATGGGTAACTGTATTACCCTGGAAGATACCAATGGAAACCGCAAACTTTTAAAAAAGCGATATGAGCAGAAGATTGATGCCGTTGCTGCTATGATGGATGCTTATGTTGCTTTTAAACTTAACAGGGATGCTTTTGAATAAGGAGGTGGTCGAAGTGGATGACATTTATCATCATGGCATTAAAGGCCAGCGTTGGGGCGTTCGCCGTTATCAGAATAAAGACGGTTCTTTGACCCCGGCCGGTCAAAAGCGTCTGGAAAAGAAAGATGCAAAATGGGCGCATAAAAATTACGACAAAATTGCGTCAAAAGCGCGGAAAGATGTTTCCAAAGAACTCGATCGATATGCCAGTCAACTTTTAAGCAATCCTTCTTCCGTTACTTCCAGAGGAAAAGTAAGCGCATCAGCTATCAATGCTTATAACCGGAAGATGGCTGAGCTGATGAATGAATCTGTTAAAAATGTCACTGCGCCTTCCGGCCGTGTTGTACAGTTTGTCGCGAAGCGAGGAGAGGTCGGCGTACATATGGCTCTAGCTGACAGAGGCTATGACATGGATCAGCTTAAGAACGGAATTTGGGCATCAGGCAGAGTTGCATATAAGAAGAAAAATGTTGGCATGGTATGAGGAGGTGATGATTCAAAATGGAGATGTCTTTTGGCTCCAGACTAAAACATGCTTGGAATGCCTTTACCGGAAATGTTCAGATAAACTACCGGGATTTGGGAATGAGCTACTCTTACAGAGCTGACAGGCCGAGG